AATAGTTGAAAACAATGATGCGGGACAAGTTGTATGTAATGCAATCTATTATGACTATGAATATGACAATACTTTTGTGCAAAGCTCAGTAAAGAGCAGCGGGATTGGTGTGACTATGACAAAACGCGTAAAACGTATTGGTTGCAGCAACTTGAAAGACTTACTTGAAAGTGGCAAACTTCAACTTTGTGATGCTGACACGATAGTTGAACTTAGCGGTTTTGAACCAAAGGGAGACAGTTATGCTGCTCGCGGAAACACTCATGATGATATGGTTATGAATCTTGTGCTATTTGCATGGTTTGTAAGTACAGATGCGTTTGGTGGACTGAGTAATATTGAGTTAAAATCTTTACTCTATAGTGAAAAAATACGAGAAATGGAAGAAGACTTGCCCCCATTTGGTATATTTGATACTCCGCAAACATCACAAACTCCAAGCATGATTGACTATGAACGTCAAGTGTCATCACTTCAGGAGTGGAATGCGCTGTAAAAGTGACTTTTTATAAATATCGATAGATTGAAATTTTCTTATTATGATCTCTTAAAACTTATAATTAACAACTGAAGAAAGAAAAAAATATATGGCAACCTTACAAAGCGTAGGTGTACAAGTTACAGAAACCGACTTGACACCAGTAACACAACCGGTATCGGCATCAATTGGAGCATATGTTGGACATTTTAATTGGGGTCCAGTAGATGAGCTTACAAATGTTGGTTCTGAAACAGAATTAGGAAAAATATTTGGCACACCAAGTAAAAGTAATGATGTTAATGCAGCATCATTCTTAACAGCTGAAAGTTTTCTTAAATATGGCAACTCATTGAGAGTAATTCGTACTATTGATAATAATTCAACTGGCGCAAAAAATGCCGCAGGTTATTGCGACACATCTGGAAATATAGGTGAATTTGCCACATTAATTAAAAACAAAACAGCCTTTGATAATTTATCAACAGATGAATTACAAGCTCCATTGTACTCACGCTACCCTGGTGAACTTGGTAATTCATTAAGTGTACAAATTTTTCATAAAGATAATAGAAGTACTACATCAACTGAATCTAAAAAATTCTTCTCAGTTTTAGCTGATACAACACTTTGGGCATCCGACGTAGCTGAAACTGAATTAGTTGAAGACGAAATTCATATTGCAGTTTATGACGTAAAAGGATTAATTACTGGAACAAAGGGGACAGTACTTGAAACATGGCAAGGTCTTTCATTGCATCCAGACGCTCGTAATACAAATGGTTCTAATAACTACTGGGCCGATGTAATCAACAGTGGTTCAAAATTTATCTATGCATCCCAGATAAATGGTACAATACAACAAGTCCAAGCCTCAGTTGAAATTGGTACAGGTAACGCTCGGCTTAAATTTACCGCAAATCCAATTTCATTTCCAGGTGTGGCCGGAAACGCTTGCAGGGTTCGTGCCGTAAATCCCGGAACTCCGAATGCCAACCTTTCTATTTCACAGGTTGGTAGTGACCTCACGATCAATCTTGCGACTAACTCAAGCAGTGCCGTGATTAGCACAGCAACGCAAATCAAAAATTTTATCACAGACTCGTTATTGCCCCAAATCTTATGCGATTTGGGAACTGGGTCTAACGGGACTGGGGTGTATGCTGCTCACAACTACATACAATTAACAGGGGGAGTGAATGGCTTCACTGGGTTAACCATTGCAACATTAACAACTGATACAACGACAGAAGTATCATCGTATTCTTTGGTTGGATCCGGACTTTATTACTTTGTTGATGGTGCTAATGGAACAAGAGACATTGATAATGTAGTTAATTCTTTAAGCATGCTAGAAGACACTGATAATATTGATGTTAATTTGATATTTGCTGAAGCATTTATTGGTAATAATGCAAATGAAATTAATGCTGCATTAATTTCTGTTGTTGAGAATCGCAAAGATTCTATTGCATTTTTATCAGCTCCACTTGACTTATACACACTATCAACAGATAGTGCAAAGAAAACTGCACTTAAAACTGCAAAGGACTCATTTTCATCTACACCTAATACAGTTTTAAGTTACACAGTATTTGACAGTACTCCTGTATATGTGTACAATAAGTATGCTGATCGTTATGAGTGGATTCCAGCATGTGGTCATATGGCAGGTCTCTGTGCATACACTGATGAAATCTCTGATCCATGGTTCTCACCAGCAGGATTTAATCGTGGTCAATTGCGTGGAGTCACTAAGTTGGCATACAATCCAAAAAGTATTGATCGTGATGATTTATACAACTCTAACATCAATCCAATTGTGAACGTTACTGGCCAAGGGATTATTCTCTATGGAGACAAAACCGGCCAAACGCGTCCAAGTGCATTTGATCGTATAAACGTGCGTCGTCTTTTCATCACAATACAACGTGTGTGTGCACAAGCTGCTAAATTCCAGTTGTTTGAATTAAACGATGAATTTACTCGTAATGCATTTATCAATACGATTGATCCATACTTACGAGACGTTCAAGGACGTCGTGGTATTACTGACTATAAGGTTGTATGTGATGAAACAAATAATACACCACAAGTAATTGATACCAATCGTTTCGTGGCTGACATCTATATCAAACCTGCTCGTTCGATTAATTATATTTCACTTAATTTTATTGCAACACGCACCGGTATATCATTCACTGAAATTGGAGCATAATAAAACGTATAAATACTAAATATATAGAAAAATACAATGAGTAATTTATCACAATTTAAAAATCAATTTTTAGGCGGAGCTCGTCCAAATCTATTTGAAGCAGAAATTTATTTTCCACGCAATGTTGCTGATGGCGCTATGGCAACATTAAAGTCACGTTTCTTAGTTAAGGCTGCACAACTTCCAAGTAGCGTCATTGCTCCTATTGAAGTACCATATCGTGGACGCAAATTAAAAGTTGCTGGAGATCGTACATTTGAACCATGGACAATCACGGTAATTAATGACAGTAAAATGGAAATTCGCAATGCTTTTGAAAACTGGATGAATTTGATTAATCGTCATGCTTCAAACACAAGTGCGTACACTGCTGCTCCACTTGATTACTATAAAGACCTACACATCAAACAATTAACGCGTGAAAATGCAAACCCTACGAAAAAATATACATTCGTGGGCGCATTTCCAACAAATATAGGTGCAATTGAGCTTAATTACGAAACTAATGATACTGTAGAAGAATTTACAGTTGAATTAAACTATCAGTATTGGACTTCTAATAGTACTATTGGGTAATTAGTTTTTGCACTATAAATATATATTATGAAGCTATTTGGCTATGAAATATCCAAGGTAATCAATAAAAAAGATACCTCAGAACTTAATAAAGTACCGTCATTTTCTGCGCCAGTGGAAAATGACGGTACTTCTGTCATAACATCTTCGGCTACGGCCGGTTATTATGGACAGGTACTTGACATTGATGGTACTGCGCTGACAAACGAAAAGGATCTGATTTTAAAATGTCGTGCAGCAGCAACTCAACCAGAGTGCGACTCTGCGATATCTGACATTATAAATGCATCTATTGTTTCTGACTCTGACGGCGCTCCAATCAATCTAGTACTTGATAAACTAGAGCAACCAGAAAGTATAAAGAAAAAAATACTTGAAGAGTTTGACACAATAACAAGGTTGTTGTCGTTTAATTATAACGGTCAGGATATTTTTAGAAAGTGGTATATTGACGGTAAGTTATATTACCACATGATGATTGACCCAAAAAAGCCAAAAGAAGGCATAAAGGAGTTGAGAGCAATTGATCCGCTAAAGATCAAAAAGGTTAAAGAAATAACAAATAAGATAGATAAGAATACTGGAGTAAAAACTTCAGATGTCACAGCAGAATATTTTTTGTATTCAGATGACTTTAATAGCAACAGTGGCTTTAAGATTGATCCAAACAGCATAGTTTATGCTCCGTCTGGATTGCTTGATGAAAGCAATAAGTTTGCGGTTTCATATCTACACAAGAGTGTAAAATTGGTAAACCAGTTGCGTATGATGGAAGACGCCCTCGTAATCTATCGTATATCTCGTGCACCAGAACGTCGTATCTTCTATATCGATATTGGTAACTTGCCAAAGGGTAAGGCTGAAGAGTATGTTCAAGGCATTATGGCAAAGTATCGTAACAAACTTGTTTATGATGCAAATACCGGCGAGATACGTGATGATCGCAAGAGTATGAGTATGCTTGAAGATTTTTGGTTGCCTCGTCGTGAAGGTGGTCGTGGTACAGAAATTACTACACTCCCAGGCGGAGACAATCTCAGCCAAATTGAAGACGTAATTTTCTTTCAAAAGAAACTCTATCGTTCATTAAATGTGCCAGTTAATCGACTTGAAAGTGAAACCGGTTTTAATATTGGTCGCGCAAGCGAGATATCACGTGAAGAGGTCAAGTTTCAAAAGTTCATCAACCGGTTACGTAAAAAGTTTTCAATGCTCTTTATTGAAGCACTGCGGGTACAACTATTATTAAAAGGAGTGTGTACAGCAGATGATTGGGAAACCATACGCGAAGGCATTTCAGTTGACTATATTGAAGACAACTATTTCTCTGAGCTTAAAGACTTTGAGATTATGAAAGAACGCATAGGCATGCTTGATACCATAAGTTCCCATATCGGCAAATATTATAGCGACAAATGGGTGCGCAGCAATATACTTAATCAGTCTGAAGCTGATATTGAGCGCATGAACGCTGAGATCTCTGAAGAAAAACCTGAAGAAGAGCCAACAGATGCTGAAACGCCGCCTGAAGGTGAAGCGTCAGACGATCAGTTTGGCGAAGTTGAAATGTGAAAATATATAAATAGTTAAAGTATGGAAAAAACAAAAGAATTTATTGATAGCATGATGTCTGGTGAAAAAACTACATCTGATTCGCTATTTTCAAACTTGATACGTGATAAAGTTCGTACAGTATTAGATATCAAAAAGGTTGAACTATCAGCAAATATCTATAACGCTTCACAGCCACAAAGTGAAGTATAAACGTTAATTTTTATAAATAAATATACAACAGTCTAATGAAGTTAATTACTGAACATTCAGAAGATTTAAGATATATCTCAGAAGCTGCTGACAATGGTGAAAAGAAATTCATCATTGACGGTATTTTTATGCAAGCTGAGCAGGTGAATCGTAATCGCCGCATATATCCGAAAACAGTTTTAGAAAAAGCCGTACGTAAATACGTCTCGGAATATGTTAATAAAGGACGAGCTGTAGGTGAACTTAATCACCCAGAAGGTCCTACTATTAACCTTGATAAAGTTTCACATCGCATTACCGAACTGCAATGGAACGGCAATGATGTTGTTGGAAAGGCGCTTATACTTGACACACCGATGGGTAAAATTGTGAAAGGACTTTTAGAAGGTGGTTGTCAACTAGGCGTCTCTAGTCGTGGTATGGGAACCGTTGCGAGTAAAAATGGTCAAACCTTTGTTAATGATGACTTTGTGTTGTCAACCGTAGATATTGTTCAAGACCCAAGTGCTCCATCTGCTTTTGTAAATGGAATCATGGAAGGTGTTGAATGGATCTGGGACAATGGTTTGCTAAAGGCGCAACAGCTTGAAAAGTATGAGACAGAAATCAAAAAGGCCTCTTCTGCAAGTCTTGCCGAAGCACAAACAAAAATCTGGACTGATTTCCTCTCCAAACTCTAAACAATAGAAAAAAGTAATATATGGAAAATACACAAATTGAAAACACAACAGATGTCATTGAAGACATCAACGAAGAAACATTACTTTCTCTTGACGAAACCTTAGAGCTTGATCAGGAACAAACTGAGATTGCAGAAGGCAAGTGTAAGAAAGAGGGAGAAGACATGGAAGATGAAGAAGAGTCTGATGAAGACGAAATGACTGAAGGTTCACTTGATAACATGTCACTTGAACAACTTTGGGATAAGCATGAAGAATATTCATACTATCACGATCAAGGTTATGGTCACGGTGTAGGTTCAATCAAAAATGGAAAAGCTGCTGCAGACGCAATCTTTAAATTTGTTAAATCAAAATTCGGTGCTAAAGTAGCAGATGACATGGAAGATGCATCTCAAGCATATGTGTCCGATCAGGAGTATGATGGTACTTCTGAATCAAAAAATAAAAGAAAGTCAATTCGTAAGAAACATGGTCTTAATGAAGCTAAAAAGGTATCTGAAGAAGCTGAAGTAAATTCTGATGAAGAGTTTACTGCATATGCTAAAGGTATTCTTAAGGCTGCTCATGGAGACAAATATGACGAAGCCAAAGCAATGGCCGCAATCGAAGGCATCCTTAAAAAGGCTGATGGAGATTATGGTTCAGCAATTGGTATGATCACAAGTGGACTTGGCGAAGAAATGGAAGATGAAGAAAGCATGATGGAAGCTATTTTAGCAGAAGCAGGTGCTGGAACTACGCTTGATGACTTTGCTAGCGAACAAGAAATTATTGCTGCGCTATTAAAACTACCTGGTGTAAAAGATCATCTTCGTAAAATCAAAGCTAAACCATATTTTGATGATGGCGATTTCGTAGTTATTAGTAAGACTGCAATTCGTGATGCACTATTTAGCCCAGATATTAAATTAGCTGATTTAGCACGAGCAGTAATGGCTGAAAAGGGCGACTTTGCTAAACCTGAAAAGGAAGCTATGCCTAACAGAGTAATCGTTAGCGCAGACAGCGAAGCCGCAGCTAATAAACTTTTAGATTTGGCTAAAGCAAATAATGCTAAAGCTTCTTCTAAAGACATGAAAGTAAAAGCACAAAAATTTGCTCGTAAAGATGGATTTAAAGTGTATATCACTGGAAATAGTGTAGCAGCAGTTGGAC